ATCTCACGTACACAGGTGCGTAAGGATATCGCCCTGGCAAAAGAACTGTTCAAGACACAGCATCAGTTTGACTGGGATTTCTGGTTTGCCTGGATGATAAAGGACCAAGTACAACTTATCCGGGATTGCAAGCTCAAGGGCGACCTCAAGCAATGGAACAATGCCAAAAAAGTGCTGCATCAGATGATTGGCGAGAAACCCGCTTCGGTTGAGGACCCGCGCCGCATGGAGAAGAATGTATTCTATATTCAAATCAACAGCATGGGGCAAAAGGTGGATATTCCTCTGGATGCCATCCGTAATCTTTCACAGGAAGAGCAAAAGGTTTTGGTGGATTCGATGTACACACCCATTGACGATGTACAGGCTGAAGAAATTATGAACTCATAAATATATGGAAATATGATTGATACATTGATTGTTACAATTGTGATGTGCATTGATACCTGTAACCTCTCGCCGGTACAGCATTCAATTCATTCCGCATTTCGTGAACTGAATATAAAAGAGGCTGTCATCCGGGCCGTGGAAGATACCCGGCAACGGGAACAGAAAGCCGGTAAACCGTACTGGCATGTAAGAAATTATTTGTTTGTCAATTCAAAATTCAGAAAACATTATGAAGAAATTAACCAATAAACGGCTTATCTCTTACCTGGTTGACCATAAGCATATTGATATGGTGTCAGTCAGCAAGACACAGATTGTCTGTACCGTGTCCGCCAAGTTCAAACCGGATGAAGTGCCGCAGTTACTTGCGGACACCGGACAGTCTATGCCCCGTATGACTTCTTCCGAGGGCGTGAACTACATTGTATTTCCACGCTATTGATATGCTGGTGCAATGGATGAGAACGTATGGGAAGAGGTCATTAAGGTCAATCCGGCACAGGCGGCATTCCTGGTAATGCCCTATAGGAGTGGATATGTCATCTACTCACGCGCTACGGGTAAGTCATTCATTACCGGCGCCGTGATAGATGACAATATCCGGCTTATGCCGCGTGGCATTACCACACTCACCCAGGCCACCATCGGCCAGGCGCTCACGAAAACGCTGCCTTCAGCTTTCAAGATGCTGGAGATGCTCGGTTACAAGCAATGGGACCCAGTCAGTAAAACCGGTGATTATGTGGTCTGCCGTCGTCCCATTGAGGGGTGGTACAAGCCTTATGAACATATCATGTCTTATGAATACGGCATCAGCTTCAGCAACGGACATATGCTCTATATACTTACCCAAGGCGGTAACAGCCGTGGACCGAATGCCGACTACAACATCACAGATGAAGCGTTGACGCTCGATAAGGAAAAATTCGACCGGGAAGCCGCGCCTACCAACCGCGGTAATGAGCATATTTTTGGGCGCAAATCGGAGCATCCGGTATTGAAGCATCATGGCAATACCTTCTTATCTTCCATGCCTTATACTCCGGAGCAGAAATGGTTACTCGAACCTGCCAAGTATTATGAAGAGGAACGGGACATCCGTCTGTTCGATGTTTGGAATAAGATTGTGCGGTTACAGATGCAGCTTATTGATGCACGCATTGCCGGTGATGCGGGAATGTTCAAGGAAGTCTGGAATGAGACCGTCCGTCTCCGTCAAAGCATTACGCCGTTCGTCTCACGGGACGGCACGCTGTTTATCCTCGGCTCCATCTTCGACAATATCGCCAATGTGGGCATGAACTACATCCTGAACCAGTACAAGGTGATGGATAAACTTTCCTTCATGATTGAGATATTGAACTATATGGTGGATAAGATTGACAGCTGCTATTACCAATTGGATGAACGGCATGTGTATTACAACGCGACCAATGATGACTATATACGGGACTTTGCCGAGGATACTGGCTTCGATTGGAAACAGTTGGGCAATAATGATGACAGCCGTCGTGACCTGGATTGTAATCCGAACCAGCCGATAGAGCTGACACCCGACTGGGGGTCCGCTGCCTCGTTCCTGGAAGTTGCCCAGGAGCGCAACTATGACTTTGTAACAAAGCTGTTGACGCATGAACCGGTGGACAACAATATCAACGAGTTCTTCGTCAAGCGTGATGAAGAGGACGATACCATGGTGAACGCGCTGATGGATAAGTTCTGCCACTATTATCGTAACCATATCAACAAACACGTACACTATTACCGTGACCGCTACGGGGACGCACGTCGTGCCAACAACAAAAAATCCTACAATGAGCTTGCAGTTGAGCGCCTGGAAAAACACGGATGGACGGTGGAGCAGCACACCCATGCAGGTATGGAACCGCCACAACATGATAAGTATCTGCTCTGGGCTTCCATTCTTGCAGAGAAAGACGAGCGGTTTCCGAAGAAGCGTTTCAACGGTTCGAAATGCAAGTATACACTCATCTCCATGAATAACACACGTGTTATTGAAGACCGTGAAGGACGTTTTGCCAAGGACAAGCGCAGTGAGCGCAACCAGTCCGTTCTTCCGGAAGAAGCCACCCACTTCGGCGATGCCGTGGATAAGCGTGTCTGGACGAAGTACGGGCACCTGCTCAGGCAGGCTTACGGGTTCGTAGATGCACGCATCTGATTTTCCTTACATACATTCGCAACGGCAATCGCAATGGATATGGCAGGACTTGCAATCTTTGCAAAGACAATCACAGCCTTTGAGGACAGGATACTGTACTGAATAAACGTCCGAGGGGGTGTGCCGCCTATCATATTTCCTTGTCTCTTGCGTTTCTTTTTGCGTTTTGGGATAGGGCGCGGTTGGGAGAAACGTCCGTTTCTCTTTCCATTCGGATGGAAAGCGGGTGTTATGTGTTCATATTTAGCGGAATATCTTTTTAATAACATTCATTAACTATTTCTTTGGTGCGCAAAATTCGTACCGAGAAAGCTGGTAATAAATCTGTTTTCTCGGTACGGATTTTGCGCGTTTAAGCGGTAAGAAGCAGCGGCTTCTTGGGTCTGTTCGCATCCATGCAGGTACGCCCGGTATTGTCTATTCAAAGGATGTACCGGGCAGAGCGGTATAGTTTTCAACTATGTATTGCAGGCTGTTTCCTTTTCTGATTGTCGCCCTTTATTTCTGTCTCCTATCACTACGCAGTTTCGCTTTTTTGTGCTGCAAAGGTAAATGTTGACGTCACTGGCTCAAGTTCAGGCTGGCGTTTCATAAAAAATCTCCACCCTTTGGGTAGTATTCAAGCCGTTCCGGTTTTCTGAAAAACTTGCTCCTGTTCCTTACAACACCTTTTGATGCAGCGTAAAAAAGGCGAAACATACCGCGTAGCGACAGGCGACGCAGAAAAAAAAAGCTCCAATCAGGGAAACAGCCAAATGAAAAGGCTCACACCCGGAAGCTCAAGGTTCAACATAAAATTTGCAGCATTATGAAAACATTCACTTACAAACAGGCTATCGAGGTTTTGAACAAGTATTTCAAAGGATACAAGGTATTGAGGAAGTTTGACGGTATCAGGGAACTAAGCATTCTTTTTCGGGATGAGAACGGGAAAAAGTGGGAACTGCTTTCAACGGCCGACCCCTATTTTCAGACGGTAGAGGATTTTGTAATCATAGAGGCTTAATATTTTAATACATAACATCTTAATAAATGGAATTATGAAAAAGGAAAGAGACGAGAAGAAAGAACGCGAAACACGGCTTCTGAAAAGGCAGCAGTTAAAAACATTGTCGCAGTCTTTGGTTGCCCGCAGGGAGATGGGCGAATACATGGGCAACGAGGATGATACGGTAAACGGTCTATTGCGGTTTTACTACGCTTGCAAAGGATACACCAACCTAAAGACTTTCAAGGAGTGGAAAAAGGAAGGGTTTACCGTTCGTAAAGGTGAAAAGGCACTGCTTATATGGGGAATGCCCGTTGCATCGAAAGCAGAGCGGGAACGCATCGAGGAACTGAAAAAACAAGGTCGGGAAGAGGATGCGAAAGAGGACTTTTTTCCGTTGTGCTACCTCTTTGCGGAAAGTCAAGTACATAAGTTGGAGAAATAGATTAATCACTATTATATAAATCATTAATTATTAACTTTTTAAAATTTACAAACATGGAAAAAGAAGTAAAAACAATCGGTGAAGAATTGACAAAAGCAGTAGAGACAATGAAAGAAGCCGGTAAGGCAGGGAAAGAAACCACAAAACAACCCGTGAAAGAGGAGAAGCCGGCCGATACACCCACCAAGGGTAAAGGGAAAAATTCTAAAAAGGATGAAGCGGCCAAGCTGCAAGAGGAGATAAACCGTAAGACAAAAGAGCTGGAGAAATGTCTGGCCGACCTTGAACGGAAAAAAGAGATTTCCCGCAACCGTACCGCATTTATCAACGCTATGGATAAACTCGATGAAGCAGCGGATAAATTGAAGCAGGAAGATACGTTTGAAACGGCGGTTTATAAATTGCGGTTTGCGGAAGCTTCGGGCTATGGCAGCAACAGCGATATTTTTACAATCTCCAACCGTTTTCTATTGGCGGAGTTCATTAAGTTTATGCAAAAGAAAATTCAGCAGAAAATCGAGGAGTTGGAGCAGCTTTTAATCAGTGAATAATAAGTACAGGATAGCCCGCTTTCGGGCGGGCTGCCTTTAATAAAATACGGATATATGGAAACTTTGTTTGATAGTGCTTGCCGCTACATGAGCGACAGCGAACTGATATACGAGATAACGAACAATAAGAAACTTGTTACCGAAGCGGAACGGCAAGGCGGGGAATATGATTTGAACGGATTGTTCTCCTCGTTGACGCCCGGCCGTAAAAAAGTGGCTACGGCTGCCATTGAACTGTACAAACGGCTGCAAAGCAGGCATAACGGGCAGGACGCCATCCGTTGCAGTCAGGATATAGATGCGCTTATACACCCGTTTTTGTGGGATTTGCCGAATGAGGAACTTTGGGTGATAGCCTTGAATACTGCTGCAAAGGTGATAAAGAAAGTACGGGTTTCGGTTGGTGGGATAAATCGGACAGCAGTAGACGTGCGGCTGATAATGCGCATTTTGGTGGAAGCATCCGCAACGCAGTTCGCTGTCGTACATAACCATCCGAGTGGGAGCAAACACCCCAGCAGGGAAGATGAAAACGTAACGGAACGTTTGAAAAAGGCGGGTACTCTGTTTGACATTCGTATGATAGACCATATAATCATAGCAGGAGATACCTATTACAGCTTTGCCGATGAGGGACGCTTATAGGGGGGAACGGGTGCGGGGCGGCGCCCGTTTCCGTTTGCTCGCACACTCACAAACGGAAACGGGCGTAAAGAGGTATTTTTTTTATTTTTCCGTTCCTTCAACCACGGAGGGGGATTTGTTTAAAGTTAAAAGGATATAATTTTATATCTTTTATTGGATGAATATTTGTAGGATATAAAATTATATCCTATCTTTGCAGCGTAATCAAAAAACAATATGATATGCCAACAGTTTTAATTTTATTCGGATTGAAATTTAAAATCTACACAGCGGAACACCAGCCACCGCATTGCCATGTCACCAGTCAAGACGGGCAAGCCAAGTTTGAAATCAGAGACGAAGTCAAATTGATAGAGAACAAAGGTATGAAGCCTAAAGACTTGAGTCTGGCAAGAGCGATTTTAGAGGAAAATCTGGAAGTTATCCAGGAAGAATGGAAAAAATTGCATGGGGATTTTTAATCCCCCATGCTTCCCAATATAAAGAAGGAGGTTGATATGAAGATTATTAAATTATGGTTTGAGAATGGTAGGATTTATGTAACCAATGACAAGGAGGAGACTTTGTACCAATCTTTGAAATTCTATCCTCGCTTGTTAGTGGCTACCGATGAGCAACGTGCAAAGTATGAATTTGAACCGTTTGGTATTCATTGGGATGACATAGACGAAGATATGAGCTATGAAAGTTTCTATTATGATGATACCAAAGAACCGGCTCCTGGCATTCAGGATGCTTTCCTTTCACATCCGGAATTGAATATCTCGGCGGTTGCCCGGAGGATGGGCATTCAGCAGAGTTTGTTGGCAAGCTATATAAAGGGGACGAAAACACCCTCACCGGAACGTAAGAAGCTGATATTGGATACTATCCATGATATTGGCAGTTCGTTACAGGCTGTATCATTTTAGATAGGAGAAGAGAAGCGTATTGTTGATGGGCTTCATTGTATAGGAAAGGAATTTATGGAAGTTGTGTAGTTATTGTTTGACAGACGTATTATGCAACGTTCTTTAAGGCTTCCACGGGTTGGAAGCCTTTTTTTATGTCCTATCCTATCTTATCTCCACACCTTATCTTTGTGTGAAAAAAGATATGATACGTTTTCTTACAAAATTCGTTGGTACCTACGGGTACGATTCACTGAAGGAGTTTTTCCTTTCGATAGCTCCGAGCTTCAAATACAACCTACAGCTTCCGGTTATTTCTTTCAGTGCCGTTACTGCGATAGTCAGCGAGTCTATAGGCATCACTCCTGTTCTGGCAATGGCCATGTTGGTAGCGATTGTTTCCGAGATGTGGACGGGCATCCGGGCAAGCAAAGTTCAGGGCATAGGTTTTGAATCTTTCCGCTTCTCCCGGTGCATCATCAAGTTGTGCATCTGGCTGGCCATCATTTACATTATCCATTCTTTCTATTTGGAAAGCAAGGTTATGGCGGAAGGTGACGTTGTCATGCTGCTGGCTACCGTATTCTTTTCCATCGCCAAAGTGTTTGTCATGACCTGGTTCTGCGTGGAGCATGTGACCAGCATATTGGAAAACCTTGCCGTTATTGACGGAAAACCGAAGGATACTCTAATTAAACAGGTAGAAATATTATGGGTGACGGTTACGGACAAATTCAAAAGGAAAGTTGATGGGACGGAACGCTAAGTGCATATTCCTATGTGCGGTTATCGCACTTCTTGCCGGCTGGACGGGACATTGGTTCGGTTCCCGCTCCCGGAGTATTGTCCGTGTTCCGGAAACGGTTGTCCGCCATGATACGATACGTTTCGCGGTGTCTGAACCGAAAGTAATTGTCAGGGAAATACCTGCTGATGTAGATACAACGGCTATATTGGCAGACTATTTTGCGGAGAGGTATTATTCGGATACAATCATAGAACGGCCATACCTGCGGGTGGAACTGGCGGATGTAATATCACATAACGCCTTGCTTAATCGGACAGTGGTAGTGGATTACAAGCAGCCGGTCATTCACAACAATGCCTTGACGGCAGGTATCCTGCTGGGACGCCACAGTTATATATTTCAGGTCGGGTACCGCCGTAAATCCTGGGAGCTCAGGGCTGGATATGACTGGTATAACAGGACTGCAGTGGTAGGCATATCTAAAGACATAAAGAGATGGTGATACAGGGATTTGATAACGGGAAGGTCTACTTTTCCGGTAATCTGAAAAATGTAGCCATTACCGGGGTGAATGAATATGTAGATATTGACCTGAATGTTGCAGGCACTGATGTAATGAGCCATGAAAGGTTCTACCCCGTAGCCGGCAAGGTCCTTCTGGCTGATTTTGGCAAGTTGATAGACTGTTATTTCGAATCCGCAGACTTTTCAATGCCGGGTGATGTTTATACAGGCAACGCACGGAATGTCCGTATCTACTGTCGGGATAAAGGCACAACGGCTGAAAGCAGTACTACAGTCTGGTATTCCAAAAATAGGGTCTCAACCGTCTCGCCTGAACCCGGTATGATTTATAGCTGGTATAAAAGTATAAATACCGCTATAGGTCGGGAAGAATACGTGCCGTTCTTTGCAGATGCCGCCACGACATTGCATATCGGTGTGGCGCATGTCCGTAACGGAGTGGAGAAATATACCCGAAAATCCGTTACGCTGGGTGGACAGACCGGAATGCTTGCTTTTCGGGTGTCTCCGGCGAAGATTGCATCGCTTTCCGGGGTTTCTGCCGATGCCATACTCTATTATGACGTGACTGTTACAGCTGGTACCGGCAGTACAGACCGAATCAGGTACTACATGGACAAGCATTATTACCGGAATACAAGCAATTTTATCTACCTCAACAGCTTTGGATTACCGGAGACTATTGCTTTTACCGGACTTGTGGAGTATAATCCCGAACTGAATGGTGAAATCGTGTCGCTCATGCAGGAGGATATGAGGATGGACCCCGAACTGTCGGATGTCAGAACAGTAAACAGCGGTTATCTCAGTATTGCCAAGTATAAAGCTCTGACAGATATGGTAACGTCCGCCGATATCCGTGTATATGATACTGCCGGGCAGAGAAAAATAGTGGTTACAGACGTGGATCTGCTGCACAGGCAGAGCGGAAGCGAGAAGTTCAGCGTTACTGTGACATATCGTCCTGCGGAACGCGGTTACATGGAATTTGAACGGATATGCAATGATAGGATAGGTATTTT